ATAAAGGTCAACGACAGAGATGATACGGTCAGAGTGGAGCTTATTTTCGTTGTAGTCGTAGATGTCACCGTAGAACGTAAGAACCTCTACGTAGTCCGATTCGTAATACTGCTGGATCGACGTGAAGCCATCCGCAATGAAGCCATCAGCCTTGTTGTAGGCAGAGTCACCCGAGCGAATAGCTGCACGGCTGTAGATCATCTTGTCGATAATGGCTTGCCAGTGACGCTTAGACGGGTCTTTGTCGATCATCCGTTTGATTTCCCCGAGTGTGAGGATACTCTTGATGATCTTAGGAGTCTTGTAAAATTCTGATGCAGTAGGATTAAATACGATGTCGTAGGGAGACACACGAACCAAGCGTGGCCCTTCATACGACACAGAAATAGAGCCGTCCTTCTTCTCAGTATACGTGTTCTCGTAGGCAACCGTAGCGAAGCAATTGCCGTATTGAATCCAGTCGTAAAGAAGGCTAGAGGAGGTATTTACAAAGTCAGACTGACGAACCTTATTCTCCATGTAAGCTTGGATGGTTTCGATCTTAGTCTTCTTGTTGCTCTTGCTATCCGCAGGCTCAAACTTCATCCACTTCTGCTGAGGGAACAGCGTAGCAAAGTAGTTCGCATGGAGGTTATCCATGATCTGAGTGAGCTTAGGGGTGGTCGTAGAGTTTGACCAAGGAAGGGCAGCGTTACCAGTGGTCTTAGTATCCGTAGCGTAGAGGTAGTTACGGAGTTCCCTCTTTTCCTCTACCCACTTCTCACGAAGATTGCTCCACTCAACCCAACGATTAGCAATCTCTACAGCGAGAGTGTCGGGGTTAAGCAGGTGCTCAAGTTCAATGGTAGTTCCGGCCATTATGCACTGCCTCTAAAGCGGTTACCTGCCCACACGATGCTACTGCTACCGTTGCGTTGGACATTCTCCATATCGACAGCAGAAGCTAGAGCATCCTTAACGTCGTCATGGCTAGGGTTACGGCTGGACAGTTCTTCTTCCAAGGTCTGGATGTGCCCACCACGGTAGTGCCAGATAGAAAGGTTGTCGTATCTAGGCTCTAGGATAGCTGCAATACGTTCTTCCTTGCTGCCCTTATTCGGTCGGTATTCTTCGATAGAGATCGACAGACCATGTTGTTTGATAAGCTCTTTAAGCTGCTTAACGATAGCCATCTGGGCTACGGTAACTTCTGCCCGCATCTTGCGGAACGACCACTTGTTACTCAGTTGCAGGATGTGCTCAAAGTACTCAGAGATACGGTCGGTACGGAAACGGTCAATGTCCAAGACGTAGATGTTATTTTGGCTATCGACACCAACGACAACCATTGCAGTATAGTCAGCTTTCTTACTCAAGCTAAACGCAAAGTCTACCGCACAGTAAACGTTCAGTCGATGCGTCTTGTAAAACCAGTAACCATTGTCAAGGTGGAGATGTTTTCTGTCGTAGTACTGAAACTTATCAGAGCCTACGGGTACGTTGTCTGGGTCCGTAGGGTCGTTATAATACTGTGCTCTGAACTGACCACGATCAAGATACTGCCCACGCTTCTTGGCTAGAATCTGCTGGTCGAACCCAAACCACTTACCATCCTTACGCTGCTGACGAGGCCACAGGAACTCACCTGTACCATCGCCATTATTCTCTACTGCACGTTCAAAGATTTCGTAGATATTCTCTTCGCCAGACTTGCTACCATCTTTGTCGTACTGATCCTCTACCATCTGCATCAGGTCGTTATACAGATCAATAGGGTGATAACGTGTACCTACGACCCACTCACGAGCTTCTGCACCTTCGATGGACGACAGAAGAGAGTATTGGCTCTTTACTTTATCCCGGCCTTCATTGGTATAAGCGTTCTCATACACAACAACGTCGTCCAGTACGGCAATATCGCAGTGCATACCAGTAAGAGAGGTTGTAAGGCCTCCAGTGAAGATGCTAGGGTCACGAACATTCTCCTTCTTACGTAGGGGATGATCTAAAGCAATTTCACTTGTCGTCCAGCGAGAGCGTTTACCCTCTTCAGGATGAACGTGCTCAGGCCAATAACGACGATAAATCTCAGAGGTAAAGATACCCTTCATGAACCCTAGTTGTTTCTCCGCAAGGTTAGCTGTAGCAGAGATGTAGAGTACACGTAGGGTAGGGTTCTTGGTGAGTTCCCAAACTACTCGGTAAGCAACCATACGAGACTTCTGGTGGTCACGAGGAAACAGCACAAGTTGGTGCGTCTTAGAGTCTTGACGTGTCCACCACTGAAGCAACTCTGAGTGACACTGACCTAAGACCTGTTCAGGTGCTACAAGACGAACAAAAACCTCAAGGTCATTTTCCGCTGCTTGTCTGATCTGGTCGTCGATGGATAGTGTTTGGCTCATGTTGCTAATATATCACACTCTGGTTAGTATGTCAATAGCTTTGTTTAAGCAAGACGAATGCTACGGTTGGTCTCAGGCTCTTCGATAAGAGATACGACAACAGTGCCGCTAGTAAACGCACCAGTCTTAACGCCTGCACGGTAGGAGCACTGAGAGGGGTCAAAGCCATAGGTCTCAATTGGTGCAGTAAAGGTGTCTACGTCGAACCAATCGGTGCCATTAAAGCTACGCTGGACAGTAACGGTAGCTACAAACGTACCGCTGATCGACAGATTGAAGTGTCCGACAAGTTCTAGGGCGTCAGAGAAGGTGTTTTGAGCAGTGATGCTTTTAGTGACGGTAGGCATTTAACGTTTCCTTATGCGAAGATAGATGTCTTGAGCACTGGTTTAAAAATTGACCTAAGACCAGCAGAGCTACTGATAACTTGAATCCCTGCGTTGAGAACTCTCTCATTATAGTAATCAACAGACTCAAGGTGGCCGTTAAGGTAATTGGTACCGTCGCTGCCGAGACGCGCTTGCGTGACTACAGGGATCGTTGCCATACCGTCAAGAACAGGTGTCCCGCTGTTGATGCTGGCAGCGCAGCTATTCTCGGCCCAAGAGCCAGCCAAGCGATATCTGGTATTGGACGCGATGGTGCCTGCGTCGATCTGAGCCTGATCGGTTGTAGCTTTGATGTAAAGCTCAGGGTTTGTCGTGTTGCCACGCAGGGCGATGATGTTGTTGCCTGTGGTGTCGTCAAACTGGACCCAAGGGCGAGTGCCTGAAACGGTAGACGGACGGGCGCGAACCAGCGCAGAGCCTTTGCCAGCCTGCCACCAATCGCTGAAGTTCGCCCCTGTGATCGTGGCGATGTCAGCGTTGCGGGTCATGGCTGTCGTGGTTGTTGTGATAAGGCTGGTGGGGAATACGCCAGCTTCAATCTGACCAAAAAAAAAGTCAACGCTTTCCGTTCCAACAGCGTTTAGGGATTGCCCATAAGTAGCCGAAGCCGATGGCGCAAAATAAACACGCCAGCCCGTTCCATATGTGGTTGTCGTGCCAAAAGTTGCCGTGCAAATATACCATCCATTTTTTAAGGCCTTGATTGCTCCGGTCGTTTTTGTTCCCGCCGTGCCAACTACTCCAGACGTTAGGTCGAAGTTGCAAAAAGCCTGCGCGTCTCCATTGTTGTATATCTGTATGAAGCTGTGTGTCCCTGCGCGAACAAGGAACGAAACAGACTGTGTCGTCCCAGCGGACGCCGTGTAAGTCTTGGCGACAAATTTAACGGCAAGACCAGCCGTTGCCGTGAAGCGAATAGCGTTTGTGTTCCCTCTTGGGTCTGTCACGACAGATGCCGACTTGACTAAGTTTCCCGCCACCCACGAGGCATCATTGAATGCCTCGGAGTATGTAAAGCCGTTGACCCTTGTCTCCTCAATCAGCAAGCCTCTGCAAGCCAAAGATATTGGGTCGTAGTCAAATCGAGCAGTGTCGGCGTTGACGTTTTCGAGAAGCCCAGAACTGTTGATACGGGTTGCCGTATTCAAGGCACGAGAAAACGTAACCCGAGGATCAAGGCTCTCCGCAGTGAGTTCGAGCGCAAAAGCCGGATTAATCATCACAGTGCCTGCCAGTCTGCGGAGGTAAGCCCGGTCGCCTTAAACCAAGCTGGGCCGCTAGTGTTCAAAACCTCCTCACCAATGAACTTAGGCACCAACACACCAATCGGAGTGCCTGCGTTGCTGCGGTATCCAATCTGGCCACCACTCGGCACCCAAGTCCCCGGTGTTCCCGCAACAGCACAATAAAATCCGAAAGAGTCCCCCAAGCCCAGCGCATCAGGCTGCGTCTCGTCGCCAAGTTGCCATGTCCCAGCTGTCGGTGCGGAGTTTCTGTATTCGATGTATTTGCCAGCCTTTTTGTCAGAAAACCGCAATCCGTCATAAGATGCGATCTGCCTACGACCCCCAGACACAAGGGCGTCACTTCTGGCGAGGCCACTGTCTGTCACGAAGTCAAGTGCTTCGACCCAAACATCAGTTCCAGAAGCATCTGCCAGAACCCCATAAAGTGTTCCCGTGTTAACGCTGCCTTGCTCTCTGCCGGATACGGTGATTTGACCACTTGTGCCGGAAATACGAACCACCGACGATGTTCCAGAGAACGTATTTGCGAAAGATGTGATGCCCATCAAGTAGGACGACGTGCAAGCAGCGGCCTCAACAAGATGCGTGCCTGCGATGACGTTTGCTTCGGTATAAAAGCCGTTGACAGAGAACGCAGTGCAACCATTGAGCAGCAGTGCGCGGCCACTGCATTTGTCCACCGCGCAGTTGATAAGCGAAAGCCCCCCAGTGTGGAACTGAAACAACATTCCCTTTGATGCCGGGTTTGCACCAATTGTTGACTGAAGGACGTAGCAGTTGATTAGCGTGTTGGTGGTCATTCCAACGCTGCCAGCGTTCGACAAAGAAATGCCCCAGTCATAAGCATCCAGAACACGAACCGACATCAGTAGCGCCATGTAAACGAACGGGTCGGCTCCGTCCACGTCATTGCCAACCGCCACGCCACGATACGACTTCATGACCATTACATTGGAGATGATGCCCTCAAAGGCTCCTTTATTGAACAAGATGCCGACAGCATTTGTGTCCGACACTCCTTGCTGCGTGCCGTAGTCGATAATCAGGTCCGCAATTGTCCAACGCGACGATTGGATGCGGATAGCTCGGGTGTTTTGCGCCGGGTAAATTGTGTAGCCGTTGCCGTAGATTTTTTGGCC